CTCATACTGATATCCCATATCTATCCCACCAAACGAACTTTTCGTAGGATCATAAACATGCCACTTCTGTAATTCACCTAACGAGGGAACAGATCTAAGTATATCGGTGTCCACCATATGAAGCCGTTTCATATATTTCATTATCTTACGCTGCTTCTCCGGATCCTCTAAAGCTTGTTTTAAACATTCAACCGGATTAACGACTACATAATAATTACATATCATATCAAAATATCTTTTAACGTAATTATACGCTATAACATTGGTGCCCATAGTATCATACATTTGTCCAACACATGATAAAATATGATCTATCACATCTGCATCTTGCTCTTTTAAAAAAAGGTTAACCATTGTTTCATTTATTTCCTTATACGGTATAACAGGAGCACTACCAGGTATAAAGGACTGAATAAAACGACGTTTAAGAAAAACAGGACCACGGTAAAGAAAAGTTCCTGAGCCATGACACACTGTAGACAAAAAACTATCGTATTCTTTAGCATCTCGAAGAGTCATATGACAAACTCTACCGAGAAACTCAGTCCATCCTTTAGCATTCATATATGGTCTTAACACCTGCAAACACGCCCAGATATGATCATCACCATAAGTAACAATGACAATAATACCCATAACAAGACAATTCATAACAATATCCCTAATATGAGGGTTACGATCTATAACTTCCATGCAATATAAATAAAACATGAGAGCCATAATCCAACTATCCCCATGGGACGTGTCTTTTCCTCCTAAATGCATGACACCTCTCATAAATTGCCAAAAATTACCAAGATGTAAAACTATCTTATGACTAATTTTATACATCAAAGTTTTAACAAAAAATTCAATCTTACGTTTAGCCTCATCATCATAATCTTGCCATGCATAATACCTAGAACCAGTAGCTATATAAAGCATCAACATCCAATCTTGTATATTCTTATCTATCTGAGTGATATCACCATCAACCCAAAAAAAATTACTATCATCACCATGCAAATACTTATACAAGAGTGTAGCTCCCCCCCAATTAAAATTCATTCCAATGCGAATCATACGTCCAGTTTCAATTTTACGTCTATCTCGCATCAAAAAATCAGAATATATTATCAAATTAACAGAAGGACAAAAAAATTCACGCATTTTATCTATTAACTTCATCAAATCCTCTTCAGACAGCCCAGTAGCTTTTCTCCATTCCTGCTTAGCTCGCATTGCTTCTAAATCTATAAGGTGAATTGGATCACCTCGCAATACAGACATAACAAACTTATGGACATGCCTCAAAGAAGACTCAATTAAAAACACTTTCTTTCCAGTATCATGAACCTGAAAAATATTATCATCCATCTCAACTTTACCTGTTTTAGAAATAGTCAAACCACCCCCAGTATTTAAATTTATCCACTTCAGAGCTTCTCTGGGATTCCATTGCGGATGTATTTTTCCTACATATTGTTCACAATTAAGCGCAACATGCATAGCACGCAACGCATTAGGCAAATATTTTCTAATAGTAAGAAAAGAAGCACCGCGACGAGCAGTATTATTACTAAAACCTTTCATCATTGCAATCTGCTTAGTAAATGACATATTATTCGTAGAAAAGGTAACTCGTGGAAAAGTTGGTCCAATTAAATCCCCATTAAAATTCATACGTGCACAATACGGTTCATAAATCATATCTTCCCAACGCAATATCTTGATACATCGATGAACCAAAGAACCAGGCTGAAAAGTACGCATTCCAGTCGCATCCATAATATATTGATCACTTAATTTTCTTATCAAAGGTCTCATTGCTGGAGAAGGAACAATCGATGTCTCCAGTATTGGATTATGGTGCGACGTTGGAGGTCGCAATGATATACTACTCTTAGAAGCAAAATACTGTCGGTAAAAAGAAAGATAGGCACCGTAGTGACTATCCTTCCTAAACTGAACGGCATTATGCTGAACATAATACTTTGATATTATTTCAGCATAAACACTCGCTAACATATCATCCTTATTACAAAACATCTTCAAACAACGCGATATGCTAGGTATTTTCTCTTCTACATGATAAAACTCATAATAACAAGTAAAACTTCCTTTATGAAAAGCACATTCCTTTTGTCTAAACTGCATCCTATTATCTTTAAATTTCTTTTTTCTATAAAATAAATAATTCAATATATCAAATCTAGGAGCTCTAATTTTAAAAAATATATGATCTAATATATCCACTTCGGAAACAAAGAAAGAGTCTATGAAATTAACCGTTTTGATCC